AAAATTAGAAGACAATGGGTTTTATGTTAGATATATTCATCCTGGAACATTATTTATAACATGGAGTAATTGGATACCGACATATGTACGTAATGAAATACGAAAAAAAACAGGTGTATTAATAGACGAGAAAGGGAATGTAATTACTCCGAAAGAAGAAGATGACGAAGAGGAAGCTAGACCAAATAATTTACAGAAATCACAACGAGCATATAGTGATACGAATGAATATAAACCTACTGGTGCGTTGGTCTATAAACCAGAGATGTTTGAAGGATTAGAAAAAAAAGTAAAGTTTTCATAAAAATCTGACACGCTTACGTTTTGTTTTTTTATGAGCTGATTGATTTTTTCTGTGAGTTTTTTTATGGCTACCAGCTCCTTGCTGAGTATTTTCTTCAAATTCCTTTTTATCATGTCTGTCTTTCGCTTCTCTAATAATCATATCGAACAAATTATCAAACTTAGCTAGAAACGGTTCACTATAAGTTTTATCTTGTAATAATTTTGTTTGTAGTACATTAATAAAGTCAGTAGTAAACTGTTCGCTATTAATTTTTTCGTGTAAGTCTTCAATTATTTTAGTAGTAACAGAACTAACTATATTAGGTACCTTTGCGTTTAAGATGTCACATGTATGATTTGCGATTACATCTCCCATAGATTGTGCTTTGTCTTTAGCCGTTGACCCTACCGCGTCTACTACAACATCGTTTGCTTGATCGGCTACTGTATTTACTAAATCACCTGTCACTTTTTGTGCTACCGCTACTAACTTATCTGCCATTGAATATAATATATATATGTATATAAAATTGATTGTAAACAATGAAATAATAGACGTTAAATAACTGCGTATAATTGTGTAATAATAAATATCATTACACACAAATGAATGGGCCTGTATGTATTCTAGCAAAAGACGCAAATAATCAAAAAACAAAAAAAAAGAAGATTATCCGGTCAAATAATGAAAAATCCAAATTATGGGATATTTATGAAAATGACAAACTCGATATTGATGATAATAATACATCAAAAGATAAAATAGAATGTATTTATGCTAAAGATTCCGAAGTATGTAATATATGTCAATCACCCTTGATGATAATGGAAGATGGGTTTCCGACATGTACTGGTCCAACTTGTGGAGTTATATACAAAGATACTTTAGACTATTCACCCGAATGGAGATTTTATAGTACTGAAGATAAAAATGCGAAGGACCCATCTAGATGTGGTAATCCAATTAATCCTTTATTACTAGAGTCATCATTTGGTTGTAAAGTGATATGTACGAATAAATCATCCTATGAGATGAAAAAAATACGCAAATGGACGGAATGGCAATCTATGCCACATCGTGAAAAATCATTATATGATGAATTTCAATTTATAACAATAATGGCCCAAAACGCAGGTGTGCCTCGCATATTTATCGACCATGCTATGGTGATTTATAAGGATATATCGGAACAAAAAATGTTTCGTGGTATGAACCGTGATGGTATTAAAGCAGCTTCTATTTATATTTCATGCCGGTTAAATGATTGTCCAAGAACCGCTCATGAAATTGCGGAAATATTCAAATTGGATAAAACTAGTGCGACAAATGGATGTTCGATTGCTGTAAATATTTTACATAATATTGACAGAAATGTGGAACAATCTACTAATCAGTCATTATGTGCTACATTACCTAGTTCATTTATTGAAAGATATTGCAGTAAATTAAATATAAACAATGAATTAACTATGCTTTCCAAATTCATTGCTATCAAAATTGAGAAAAATAATATAATAACGGATAATATACCTCATGCTATTTCAGCTGGTATTATCTATCTAATTTCTTATCATTGTAATTTATCCATATCAAAATTAGATATTAAACAAGTATCCGGAGTAAGTGAAGTAACGATAAATAAATGTTTCAAGAAATTGGATGCTATTAGTGATAAGCTAATACCCAAAGCAATATTAAGTAAATATGAATAAATATATTTCACGATTATACCAAAAAAAGGTTTTTTTATTAGAGTAATATATAATGTTTAAAATAATAACTGATATCGAACCTAAATTAACAAACCCTTTTTTAATTTTAGCATTGATGATGTCTGCAAACTATTTAGGTGAATTATTTCCATGTCAAGTTCAATCTGTATTCGCAAATAATATGTTAGTGAAACACTTGTTAGGGTTTTTATCATTAATGATTTTTATCGTATTAACCAAACCGACTTTATATACATCCACTAATTTTGTTTATATTTCTGTAATATTATACGCAGGGTTTATGTTGTTGTCAAAGCTTAATTACGTAATATGGTTTTCAGTATTTGGTATATTTGCAATTATATATGTTCTCCATGTATATTTAAGTCAAATTGAATTAGAAAATCAGATTAATAGTAATAGAATAGGTAGTAATACAGTAAGTCCTGATGATAATGATAAGATGCCAACAGAAGATATTTCAACAAAAATAGAAAATATAAAACAAATACAAAAATATCTATTTATAGCTACCATACCAATTACAATAGTAGGAATATTCCATTATATAGGTGAAAAGAAACTAGAATATGGAATAACCGGATTTAATCTAAAAAAATTTTTGATAGATAAGCCACAATGTAGTAAAGTTATACAAGAATACAAGGGATTTATCAATACATTACTATATGCTTTCAAATAAATTGAATTATAATGAAAATTTATAACAAACATTATTTGTATTTGTTATATATAACGGACGTATATGGATGAACACATTTTAAATTTATTAAAAAGTAAAAAAGTACAGGACTCAAAAGTACCACCACCACCACCGACACCACCTTCGTCACCAACTGATTTAGTAATATCATCAAAAATCAATGCATCAGAGTTATCTCATTCAAATACATCTGACAATATATCTAATTCAGAATCTACAATTAATACGAATATTTCACCCGCACCAGTTCTAACTATGGATGAAATCATGAAGAAACTTGCAAGTAATAATAAAGTAATCAATACAAAAAAAGAAATACAAAATCATACTAATTATAGTAAGTTAGTTAAAACCTACGAAGAACACAAATTAGAAGAGGATAAGACAAAAATACAAGAAAAGGTGGAAGAAAAGGTGGAAGAAAAAGCAAAAAAAAAGGTAGAAACAGGAGAAAAGAATAAAATAGCAGAAAGAGAAATGCGTATTCAAAAATCAATATCACAAATAGAACAGACAGTTCCAAAACTTGTTTTCATAATCCCTTATCGAAATAAGAGTAAACAGCGTAATTTTTTTGCGTCACATATGTTACAAATTTTAGAAGATTTACCATATACACATTATAAAATTTATTACATTCAACAAAATGATAATCGTGAATTTAATCGAGGTGCAATGAAAAATATTGGATTTTTAATGATAAAAAATCAATACCCAACTTATTATAAAAATATGACATTGGTATTTAATGATATTGATGTAATGCCTTATAATAAAAAAGCTATATCATATGATACGAATGAAGGTATAATAAATCATTTTTATGGAGTGAAGTATGCGTTAGGTGGTATTTTTTCAATTAAAGCAACCGATTTTGAAAAAACAAATGGTTTCCCAAATGCATGGGAATGGGGGTATGATGATGTGATTTTTAAATCGAGAGCCGAAAAAGAAAATTTACAAATTAATTATTCAAAATTTACAGGGATAACTGAAGGAAATATGATATCATTAAAAGACGATAGTACCAAATCTAGATTGGAACAAAGAATACCAAATAAATATAATATATCAAGACCAGATGGGTTAAATACGATATATGAATTAAATTATGTTGTTAATATGGAAGATAATACGGTGAATGTTAGTAATTTTAGTTTAACAAATACCCCCAAAACTACTCGTAGAATCGGCATGATGTTTTAGATATCTGTATTAAAGATCATTTTGATAGCTAAGCCTATTTCGTTTTCAGTTTCCCAAATTCCAGATACTTTTACAGTTATAACATTATTTGGTAAAATATTGGCATCTAGTATTTTTTTGAGATTACCAGAATATAATTTTTTCGATAATATAGGTACACATTGTTTACGTATATTGTTTATACAATTATAATAGTCTAATAGTTGACCTTCTATATTAGTAAGATAATTCACTTGATACATATTATCTTTTTCATAAGGTTGATATGAAATAGATAAACATTTATTCTCAATATTAGATACCATATTATATATCGAAAAATCCAAATATAATCCATTCATTGTAAATAATTCACTCGAATAAATAAATTTGGTAAAGTAACCAGAAATAACATTATTCGCTTTTTTTTTTAATAAATTGATATTTTCAATGTTAAATTGGTTTTTTTGTAATACAACGTTCATCGATAAAATATATAATAAATATTTTTTAACTCATTTATGTAGTAACTCTATTACACTGTTAACACGCATACAACAATAATCACTGGTTCATAATAATTGTTATGCTGATAAGTATGATATATTTAGAAGTGAAGTAATTTTTATGTTTTCGTTTTAATATTATATCCTATTATATATTATATAATGTCAGCAAAATTAATGAATGCAACCCCTATAATTGCTTGGAAGGGACAAACTTTTAATCAAATAGTTTCTCATATTCATAAAAATGGGGCTATTCATAATAACCCTCTGAATAATAGTATTTTCGCAGCTCTTCCTTTAAAAATATATCGTCATGAAATTGTAACCGGTGATTGCACGTTTAATCGAAATACTACAACAATCAGCCAATTAAACCGTCCAGGAGGATCTCTAGTAAATTCATCTGGTACTAATTGTAAGGGTTTAGTTAATATTGTAGATTTTAATTTAACTAATAACTCTAGTGATATACCAGGTAATTGTGTATCCGAATGCGTAGTTGGAACAGCAGCTACGAACGCCAAAAGACGTCTTCGTAGTAATGGTATGATAAAAAAACAGTTTGATTTATCCAATGATAAAGCATCTTACTATACCGACTCAAGACAATATTTAAATAGTCGTAACAAAACGTACGAACAAAATAACTTTCATTACTTCCGAGAAGGGGATGTTACCGCTGTACCTGGTAGTAGTCAATCAATATCTAATATATATACTACAAATGGTACAAGTGACTGTAAAAAATATTATATATCAAACGATACAACGTTTAGTTATCAATGGGTAGCCGGTAATCCTACATTCGCTAGTACTGGTTCTCAACCAACTGATGGTGACGGTAATGTTATTGATGAACTTGCCGGTCAATATGGAAATTTCACCGTAAATATAAAAAAAGGATATTATGATGTGGCTGATATTAATACTGCTTTACACGCACAAATGATATTAAACGAGCACTACTTTGTAAATACGAGAAATAGTTCAAAACGTTTCTTCATTAACTTTGTTTTTAATTCGTCCACTCGATTAGTTGAACTACATGTTGAGCCCATTTCACAGGAGATAATCGAAAATGAAGGATTAATACAACCAACGATTGAAACAATTACAGGCACAAGACCTCCTGTATGGAACACGCCTGAATCACCCCAAATACCAATTATTGAAATAATTGACAATAGTTTCAAAAATATTATCGGATTTCCTATTGGTTTATATCCTCCTGCGAATATGATAACCGATTACATAGTTGCGTCTACGACAGAACCGGCGTTTAAACCTAGGTATAACCGTGTGTATTATAAACCAAACAATCATCAATTCGCACAACAAGGTGCTGTATCATCAAGTTCTCGTATAACACGATTAAAGTATAATGCCATTACTAATTCCGCAGCAACATATAGAAATGCTTTAGGAACACATGTAGCGAATGCTTTATCTTATGGTGTTCCTGCGAATGGGTATACAGTAAAGGATAAACTTGGATATCCATTGCCAAACACACCAACATTTTCATTTTCAGGTGAATTGAAAAAATGTAATAATGTATCAATCTCTGGATAAATGACGTATTTTACAGGTATAATTTTTACTATGCATGAATATTGTAAAAATTATAGGTCTCTATGATAAGGTATATTATGTTTATTACACCAGTGTATGCATTTAGAAGTGTTTACTTTTAATAATTGGTCGATCTTTTCTTGTTTATGTTTGCTTTCTATAAGAGAGATAGTAAAGTGTATATTTTCGATTTGCTGTTGTCCGAACACAGCATTACATTCTTCTATTTTCATTACAAAATTATAACATATTGGTATAGTTAAAAATCTTGCTACCTTTTTACTTCCGTTATTTAAGACCATTTGTTTGAACGCTTTATGTAAAATAGGATAGAACATACAATTGGATGAATGTAAAAAATTTTTACATATTATATATTTTTCAGAATTTGCATATCTACTTGTATATGGTTTAATTATATATACTATATCATAAAAAGAAGACAATATGTATAATAAATCTAACGTATGTTCCATAAAACTATCAAATATTTTCAAAACAAATGACCCTCCTTTTTTCTGCATTACCAAAGCATAAAATACTTGTGCCATTAGTAAGTCCGCGATTTGTATTTCCTGGTTATTAAAATCGACTGAAAAATCAAAGCCTCCATCACCAGTTATAAGTTCCATAGATGAACCATATTTCTCTTTACAATATGTAAAATTTTCTAATGATAATATATTTCCCGTACCATCTCGACCCTTTTCAATCGTTACATTTTTATTTTTCTTTAGAAATGACTCACTCTTTTTCCAAGCAGGAATATTAGGGTCATTTTTATCATCCAATATTGTCATACCTATATAATTATCATGAATACATTTTCGATAATTAGCGATTGCTTCTATAAATCCACCGGGTCCTTCAGCAAGATGAAATGTATTAATTGGTTTCGAATCAAATACTATATTAAACGTGTTAATTATTTCAATCATTTTAAAGTATGACCTTGATAATGGGATATACCTTGATATACATTTTCTACGTACAGGTATTATAGTATGTATATATTCATATGGATTCGTATATTTTTTATGAATATCCCATTCTTCTTCGATTTCTTCCAAACGTTGTTTTATTTCAGATAAGTACACGGCAAGTGAATTTGAAATTATAGGTGTCGGATTTACATCTGATATTATATAATCAATATATTTTGGTATAAAAAAATTAGTGCTTGGTATTTGGTAATATGACATAAATATAATATGTTTAGCTATTATCAATAGTATCTATATTTCTATATCATTTATTTTTCAACCTTTTTTTGTAATACAATCTTATCTTTCTTTATTTTTTTTGTATTTGTTTTTTTTACTGGCTCTGGCTGTGTTTCAGTAGTGGTCTCGGTATCTTCTAATATATTATCGACTATTGTACGTGTTTGTTCTTCTTTATGTAATATAATTTCATGCATTTTTTTTACATCTAAACTGCGGACTTTTTTAAACGCGAAATATCTATTCATGAATGATATTTGCTTTTCTTCGGGAGACATATACATTGCTTTGCCATAGTTGTGTTTATGGTTAGGATTTTGTTTGATATCTTCCATCATATCTGAATATAATTCTGAAAACATTCCGGTTCCATCTGGTAATCCCATTCCGGTTGCTTCTTCTTGGGTGACTACATTAAATCCATAATCTTCCATAATACGTGTTAGATAGTCAAAATTAACCAAATACTCTCGGAAAACCTTATTTATACTTTCTTGGAATACATCAATCGCATAACCCAAACTCAATTCTTCATCTGGAAATCCGGTTTTATCATACATTTTGGTTATTTCAAATATTTTACGGTCATTTTTCATTATAGTGAACCCTTCATTCTTATTTTTGTCTTCAAGTAATTTAAATACGCGTTTACCATCATAACAAGTACCTATAAAATACCCATTGATTTTAGTACATTCAGCTACATTGCGAATGAAGTTGTGGAATGTTGTTTTATTTTCAAAGAAATAGTGTATTGCGAATTGACATGAACTAACATTAAACCCAGTTTCAGCAACACCATATTGATTATATACACCTTTACCTAATAACGTTATATCCTTTGGACCATTACCAAATACTGCCTTTATTATTTGTTTTTCTTTATCAGTATCTACAGCATCGCCGTTTCGTATATTACGACTACTATTTCCAGTTACAAACAACGCTTTCGGCATTTTATTGTATTTTTTATTTAGTTGTATAAATCTAGTACATGCTCCGTCCATTTGATTATGAATATTATCTTTTGAAACATCTATTCCAAATACAAATCTCAACTTTGAACGAATCCATTTTGACATATCACCTGCCTTACCTACCGCATAATCAATTAATGTATCATCACGTTCCGATACGCCAGTTATTAAGTTATTTTTCACGAATAAATTGTGGAAATCGCGTAAACCTTGAGTACTTGTTTCGTCACTTGAACGATTATAATATACATCATTATTACGCTCATACTCGGGTAAATTTTCACCAGAAGATATCATCGCTTCCGTAATCGGTTGGTGTATAGAATGCCAGTTATTATTAGCCACATGGTAAGCATTTCCATAATTTTTCATTCCTGCACGTAATTCAGCAGTTTTATCATATCGTACACGTAATGGTACCCATCTCCAACCATCTTCATTGTTTAATTCGTATTTAAATTCTACTATCATATCTTCTTCAAAGTACTCGTTTTCTTCTGTCATCATATACATGTTGTTTTCGTCTCCTTTTAATATAATATTACATAGATGGGCTTTTTCATCATAAGGGTTAGTAGGTTGAAAAGGAACCGGTTTGTATGTATCTTCATTATCAATATCTTCTGGAGAAGGTAATTTGTCATTTAATATGTCTTGACATGGGTTCAAGTATCCGTGTTTACGTTCATCAAAACCACATCTTAATACTAATGTTTTGTATTGAATTACATCCTGATTACCTTCCAAATTACGACCTTTTTGAAAAATATGATGTATTTCATCACGACCAGTATTATCTTTCTTTACAGAAACTAAGAAATCGATTGTGTTGAATTCTGCTGGCTTCCATTTAAATGATTTGTCCCATGTTGACTTGTATAATGGTCCTGGTTGCCCGTTTACACTGTCTCCGCCAATTGGTAGGTCCATTGGTGTAAAAATCAATCCATCCGTATTATATTCAAACAGTCCGTCATTAATATCTGATAGTTTTTTGGAGCACGCGTTAAATATAGTCCCATAGTCAGAAGATGAGTTAAATCCTTTACATTTGACTATTAAATCGTTGGATTGTTTGCTTGGTTTTTCATCATTATTTGAGGTTTCCAGAATTGAAATCGGTTTTATTAATTCTATTAATTCACTTAATAATTCTAAACGATATTTCTTCGCTACAATCTCCCCTTCTTCTTGTTTCTCATCATTCTCATCAATATTTAAGTAATTTATAAATGGGTATTCGCGAACAGATTTACCGTTAATATAATATATATCAAACCCAGCAAACAGATTCAAATATTTACTATATTTATCTTCACGAATATGTTCTCCATCCAATAAACTATTAAATATTGTTTTTTCGTTTGTTTTTGAACCGGTGAAAATTACATTCATATTTGTGTCAATTAAATATATTTTACCATTATCTGATATGTATAATAATTTACGTTCACCATCTGCCTTTTCAGTCACACAATAATTATTTCGAATGTTTATAATATTAGTATCTTCTTTTGAATCTATAATATTTTCAAGTTGTAACGTAAATGAACCTGGTCCAATGAAATCTTTCGGAAATGCTCGTTTATAGTTGTAACCTTCACCACGTATCAACATCATATATGAACGTAAAATATTATCTTGTTCGCTATAAGAAATCGGATATTTACTTTCTTGTAATCCACTTAGAACGATACGAATACATTTACGCAAATCATTCATCAATGTACGTGTATTATCATACATAGTTCCAGTACCAACTTGTGCGTTGTCTACCTCCAACTCAACTTCATAACTTTCTTGACCGGTAAACACTTCAGCTTCTTGGATAGTATATTGAGGAACAGGCACTCGATTCATACGTTTTGAATTCTTGACAATACTTAAATCCGCAAATATTGGATATTCATCATGATAAAATCTCACACGGTTCATAGAACGAAATAGTTTCTTAGAATCAGTCCATTTTGAAATTATATTTCGGGCCAATCCAGATTGTATATTATAATCTTGTTCGGTTTGATAAGATACACGAAAGTTAAAATCTTCCATATCTAATTTCTTAATATATTCACCACTTTTGGTCTTCGCAGACATCTTTTGAGTAAATTTGATTTTATTAAATAATGTAGACGGCATATCAATCACCTTTTGAATATTATTTGTACGACAGTATTCTTGTATCAAATCAGTTCCTACTATCTCAGCACGAACATTTGAAATTTTTATTTGTCCTGTACGATTATCCATATATTCGTTCTGAATACGTAAAATTTGAATACCATTACTATTTTCAGGTTTAAATCCACACGCATATAATTGTTTTACCACATTATCATAGTTCATCTTATTAATCGGCTTTGCTATCTGAGGATTTGTACCAAAACGGACTTCTAATTCGCTCATTTCACGATTCAAGCCTAGCATGGGGTTACTTTCTAAATAATGACCTACAATACGTTCAAATTCTTCCTTTTTCTGTTTTTGGGTACGCTGCATTTGTTCGGCATTACCTCCCATTTTCAACGATTCCATACCTGTATTTTCGGACATAATATAATATATATAAATCATATATTATTTTATATAGGTTTCAATTTTGTATCTTACTCCCATCGAATTTTATTGTATACTAATTCGTATAATTCTTGTTTTTTGTATTTTTTGTCCTCTTCCAATAACTTGAATTTATTTGCTAGTTCAGTCAGTTCTACTATTTTGTAGTTTGAGATAGTCTTTAATGGTCTCGAATAACTTTCTAAACATATCAAATTTTCTAACGCAGTAATTTTATCGGCTGTTAGTGCTTCTATATCCACACTATATATGTTTAGTTTTTCACGATAGATAGCATATGTGGGTAACTCTATCTCTGTATTTGAAATTAATTTTATATACACACCCTTACTATTATCAATTATGTAGATATTTATGTTATAAAATACACATAAACTCAATGCCGTATTATAATTAATCGCTTTTGTAATTGTCAAAAGGTCTGATATTAATTCTTGGATAGCAACGTTTGTAAACTTGAAATTTGTATTTTTCATACAGTTTTTATCCTTCTGTATATTGTCAATCACTTGACTTTGAATTTCCAATTGTTTCACTCGATGATTACGAGTGATTTGTTGAAAATCATTGTATCCATAATTAATTATGTATAAACACCAAAATAAACTGTCAATTAGATTTGGTTTGATATGTTCCATTTTT